TGACCGAGAGCCCCTCCGGCGCTGAGGAGACCAAGCTCTACGCTGACGACATCAAGTATGCTTCTCTGCGCTCTGCCGAGGAGTACGGCTACACCATCGAAGCCTACACCTACCCCACCGAGTGGGAGCCCTGCGACGGTTCCGCACAGGTCGCAACGGGTGTTTCCATCGGCCAGCAGAAGCGCCAGGGCTTTGGTTTCAGCTGGGTGACCACCGTGGGCAACGACGTTGACGACGAGGTGGGCCAGAAGATCCACATTGCGTGGAACAGCACCGCTTCCCCCAGCGAGAAGAGCTATGCCACCATCAACGATAACCCCGATGCTATCACCTTCAGCTGGGAGTGCACCACCTCCCCCGTGAGCGTGACCGGCCACCGCCCCACCAGCCACATGGAGATCGACTGCGCCAAGCTGAAGCCTGCCACCGTGAAGGCCATTCAGGACAAGCTCTGGGGCACCGAGACTGCCGAGGCGACCCTGCCTTCCCCCGACGAGCTGATCAAGCTGATCACCGACAGCGAGGGCCAGGTGTAAGAAGCCAGGCATCAATGAACACGATAAAGGAGAAGAAAAATGCTGAAAAAGACGATGACCACCGTGGACTTTGGCGGTACTGAGCGGACGGAAGACTACTACTTCAATCTGACCCGTGCCGAGATCATGGAGATGGAGCTGACCACCGAGGGCGGCCTTGTGCAGATGATCAACCGCATCACTGCCGCCCAGAGCCAGCTGGAGCTTGCAAAGCTCTTCAAGCAGATCATCTGCAAGAGCTACGGTGTGCTGAGCCCGGACGGCCGGAAGTTCATCAAGAACGATGCGGTGCTGGCGGACTTTATGTCCACCCAGGCCTACAGCGACCTGTACTACAAGCTGGCCTCCAACGGCGAGGCCGCGGCCGCATTCTTTGAGGGCATCCTGCCGGAGGACATGAAGGAGGAGACCAAGAAGGCCGCCCCTGTGAACGCACAGCCCGGCCTGAAGGTGGCAACCGCAAGCGCCGTGGAGGCTCTCCCGACTGAAACGAAGGGCTGAGGCCTGCTTAGAAGAACATTCAAAATGGAGCGTGCTCTGAGAAGGGCACCTCAATGAACACATACCAGGGAGAGAAAGCAAATGATGACGCTTACGATACCGGGACAACAGCGGTGGAATGAAAAGACAGAGGAATTTGTCTACACGCCTGCCGTGGTCCTGAAGCTGGAACATTCACTGCTCTCCCTGGCTCATTGGGAAAGCAACTGGAACATCCCGTTCCTGAGCAATCTGGACAAGCTGACCGTGGAGCAGTGGCTGGACTACATCCGCTGCATGACGGTGACCAAGGGGGTAGACCCCGAAGTGTACGCCAGACTGACCCGGGAACAGTACCGTTCCATTAACGAATATATGGAAGCTCCCATGACCGCAACATGGTTCAGCGGGGAGCCGAGACCCAACGAACGAAAGACCGCAGGAAAGCCCCGGCCAAAACGACCGCCCCGGAAAAGCGGGACCGAGACCACGGCTGAGGTGCTGTACTGCCAGATGTTCAGCTTTGGCATTCCGAAAGAGTGCGAGAAGTGGCATTTGAACCGATTGTTGACCCTGATCCGGGTATGCCAGGAGAGCCAAGCACCGGCGAAGAAGATGAGCAAGGGTGACCGGATGGCCCAGCAGCGGATGCTGAACGAGCAGAGAAAGGCCCGGCTGAAGACGAGAGGGTAAGATGCCAAAAGTAATTGTCTTTCGCCAGAAGGGCGACTGGAAGAAGAGCCGGAAATTTTTGAAGCGATGCTCGAACCTGAACCTGGATGAGCTGCTGGACCGATACGGACAGGAGGGTGTGGAGGCCCTTGCGAAGGCGACCCCGAAGGACACGGGAAAGACGGCAGCAAGCTGGAGCTACACGGTGACCAAGGGAAAAGAGAGCATCGCCATTACATGGAGAAACTCCAACATCGTGGACGGTGTGCCCATTGCGGTGATCCTGCAATACGGACACGGCACACGAAACGGAGGATACGTAGAGGGCGTGGATTATATCAACCCTGCGATGCGGCCCATTTTTGAGCGGATCGCAGCACGGGCATGGGGCGAGGTGAGGATAGAATGAGCCAGGAAGTAGACAGTCGCGTTGTTGAAATGCGGTTTGACAACGCAAATTTTGAGAAAAATACCAAACAGACCATCTCGACCATTGACCGGCTGATGGAGAAGCTCCAGTTCAAGGGAGCGGAAAAGGGCTTTGAGAAGCTGGACGCAGCCGCGGAGAACGTGGACTTTGCCACCATGCAGACGAGCCTTGACCGGCTGGAATCCAAGTTCTCGAACCTGAACATCGTGGCCACCACGGCGCTGGTGAATATCACCAACAAATTTGTGGACGCGGGCGAGAAGCTGGTCAAGAGCCTGTCCATCGATCAGGTGGCCAGCGGCTGGGACAAGTACACCGAAAAGACCTCCAACGTTCAGACCATCATGAACGCCACGGGCAAGAGCATCGATCAGGTGAACGGTTACCTGAACAAGCTGATGTGGTACTCCGACGAGACCAGTTTCAGCTTCAACGAGATGACCAGTGCGCTGAGTTCGATGACTGCCACGGGCGGTGACATCGAGAAGCTGCTTCCCATGATCATGGGTATCGCAAACTCGGTTGCGGATGCTGGACAGAGCGGCGAGGCATTTGTACATACCATCCGGAATCTGACCCAGAGTTATAGCACAGGCTTCCTGAATCTCCAGGACTGGAACAGCCTTGCCATTGCAAAGACCAACAGCAAAGCCCTGATTGAAAACCTGATCGAGGCAGGCAAGGAACTTGGCACACTGGACGCACAGGGCAGGACCTCAGCGGGAACACTGGTGGATACGGGCACGTTCCGCAACACGCTTTCCGAAAAGTGGGCGACTAAGGCCGTTATGGAAAAGGCCTTCAACAAGTACGCTCAGATGACGCTGGACGTTTATGACCTCACACAGGAAAAAGGAATCACTGCATCCGAAGCTATCGATGAGCTTTCCGGGGCATATGACAACATCGCAGAGCGATCCTTTAAGGCTGCTCAGCAGGCAAAGAGCTTCAACGAAGCCATTGATGCGACGAAGGATGCGGTCGGCTCCTCCTGGATGAAAGTCTTCGAGACCTTCTTTGGCAACAAGGAAGAGGCCACCGAGACCTGGACGGAACTGGCCAACCGGCTGTACGACATTTTCGTGCCCAGCATCGACGGGCTGAACGAACGGCTGAAGGACGGACTGAACAGCGGATGGGCACAGCTGCAAGGCAGGCTGGGGGATCAGGCGGATGCCTACAGCTACACCCTCCAGCAGGTGGCACTGGCCAGCGGTGCTGTTACCGAGGACCAGATCACCGAAGCGGGCAGTTTTACCAAGGCATTGCAGCAGAACGGCGTAAGTGCCCAGCTGCTGAAAGCAAGCCTTGACGAAGCACAGACCAGTGCCGAAAAGCTGCTGACCCTGAGCGACAAGGAGATGGCCGCAAAGCACTATGACCGGGAGACCATCCAGCGGGATGCGGAAGCCTTTGCAAAGCTGAATGCCGAGATTCAAAATGGAACCCTGGATCTGGACGAGTACGCCCAGAAGATCGGCGAGCTTTCCGGCAGAGAGCACCTGATGCAGAGCTTCTGGAACATCATGGATGCCATTGGCAAAGTGGCGACCCCTGTGAAGGAGGCGTTCAGCGAGATCTTTCCGCCCGCAGACGGAGAGCGCATTTACAGCTTTGCCGAACGGCTCGACCTGATGACCCAGAAGCTCATCATCACCGACCAGACAGCAGAGAAGATCAAGAAGACCTTCAAGGGCCTGTTCACGGTGCTGAAAGGCGTTACCACGATCCTGAGCAAGATCGGCGCTGTGGCCAAGGAAGCATTTTCGCTGCTGGCGAACGCTGCGAAGCCTGTGGCACAGGTGATGCTGAGCGTGGGAGCCGGGCTGGGGGATTTCCTTGAGACGATCTACGAAGTTGCCACCGGAAGCGGCACCCTGCGGGAGAAGCTGGGCGGCATCAAAACGGCACTGACCAAGCTCCTGAGCCCCGTGGATGCACTGGGCAGCATGCTGAAAAACACGAAGATCGCGCAGTACATCGACACCTTCCTGGAAAAGGGAGAGAAGAGCACCGGCTTACTGGGCACCTTGTACTCCGTGGGCAGGCGGGCCTTTGACGGATTGAGCGCCGTGATCCGGACCGCAGCAAGCGGAGGCATTGGCATCCTGGGTACGCTGGAGATGGCGATCTCGACCCTGCTCTCCAAACTGGGCGGCCTTGGTGAGACCGCGGTGCAGGTGCTGGGGCTGACAAAGCCGAATCTGGAAGACTTCCAGCAGAACCTCATCGACATGCCGAAGAACCTGAGCAAATCCATGAGCGAGTTTGCTTCCAGCTTCCAGCGCAGCATGAACAAGATCAACGGCTCGGTGGGGGATGCCTTTGCCCCGGTGAAACAGTTCTTTACCGCTGTGAAAGAGGGCTTTGATGCCATCAGCGGGACGGACGTTTACCGGTTTATGAGCCTGATCGACGTGGGCCTGCTGGCATTCAGCATCGGGCAAATTGCAAAAGCCACCAAGAGCCTGAAAACAATGCTGGAGACCCCGCTGACCGGAATGCTCAACTCCATCTCCGGCACCTTCAAGCAGCTGACCAGCGCGATTAAGACCTGGCAGAAGAACGAGAGCACCAAGCCCCTGACCGGCATGGCCACCGCGATCCTGATCCTGGCCGGTGCCATGTACGTGATGAGCCGGATCGATCCCGACCGGTTCACGGAGATCGCCATTACAGTCTTTGGCTTCGTTACCCTGCTGACGGTCTCGGCAAAGCTGCTGGAGCCTACCACCAAGCGGTTCACGAAAGCATTTGACAGCCTGAAAGCCAGCGCCCTGAACGCGGCGACCCTGTGGGGCACTGCTGCGGCGCTGATCGGACTGGGCATTGCCATTGGTTCCATTACCAAGGGACTTTCCCGGATCATGGAGGTCATGCAGAAAGGCCACATTGCAGCAAATGTCTCAGCGCTGGTCGTTGTGACCGCGTCCATCGTTGCCATGATGCTGGCGATGCGTCAGCTCTCTCTGGCGCTGGTGGTGGGCGAGAAGGCCATGAACCACAAAGTGATCCTTTCGACGGCGG